TATAAGCTTCCAATGGATTTTCATTCACCCAATCATTAGGCTCTTTAATTGTCCTATTTCCAATTGTTTTATTTTTAATATTGATTATATGTATATTGAAAAGATGATGTTTGCAAAAAAATGGAAAGATGAAATATTCAATTCAGATGATTTTAATGATTGGGTGAATGAAAATCCATTGGAAGCTTATAATATATTAATGGAAATAACTAGTTCAATTGAAAATAAAAATTCTCAAAAAGAATTATTTGATATATGTGATATTTTGAGATTTAAATATAAATGGTCTAATCCTGATCATTTAAAAGGTATTGAAGATATAATCGCAGCAACAAAAGAGTATTATGGGATCAAATAACCACGGAGGTGCACGCCCAAACTCAGGCCGTAAAAAAGCACCTTACAAGACTAAAACGGTATCTTTTAGGGTGCGTTTGGAGCAGGTTGAGCCTGTTAAGAACATTGTTAAACAGTATATTTCAGAAAACAAAAAAGCCTGACTCAATTAAGAATCAGGCCGATATATCTTGCGTTGGTTCTGCCAGTTATCCAACATTGAATAGCAGATGTGCAATATTACACAATTAAGTTGATTTAACCAATTACTGCCTTCTGATATTCGATATACAGGCCATGCGAAGACTGTCGAAAAAATGATTAAAATCATCTATTGGCTCATCTAATCTGATACCGTGGATCTCTTTGTATTTGTATCCTGCCTGTTCCTTGCGTGTTGCCGGACTATCTACTAAATGCAGCTTATACTTTTTGATTAATGATATACCGTATTTGATAGAGCCAGGGAATTTATTGGCCGCAAATATCTTGATGCCTGCACGTCTACATTCTGAGATCATTCCAGGGTCCGCAGAATCTGCCCATATAGTTCCATCAGGACAATGCTTTTTAAGAATAGGTATCAACTCATTACTTGAAGGAGTTGGGCCGTAATGAAGGCATTCAGCGACCATTTTATCGCCATCCAATCCCATCTTAGTAAGTGCCGTTGGCGACATGGTATACCCAAAGTCAATCCCGTAGTATATCTTCTCAATGTTTTCAGGAAACTTATTGATCCATGTAACGTGCTGGAATATTAAGCCTTCAGGAGCGGACCTAAGCCCAAGACCATAGACGTTCCACATGTACTCATCAGCCGTGCCTTGCTGTATATTGATTTCAGTAGGCTCATAGGATTCGATCTTTCTACGTTCTTGATCGCTTACAAATGGGTTATCTCTAAATGTAGTCTTTATGAATCCAACATCAGGACGTGTTTGAATTTTATTGAAAATATAATGGTCAGTGTATTTCGGATTATAATCCATAAACCAAAACTTACGGCATCTCATCTCTGCCTGATCGAATATCCCTTGCGATACGTCTAAGGCCTCGTTTATGTAGAAGTAGTCACAGGATACACCGTGCGCGATAGATTCTGAGTCAGCCCCTAAAAGATTGATCTTATTTCCAAATAGTTTGAAAGATGCTACTTCTTGACGGTCAGCAAAAGGTGATCGTATGCCATACATCGGAAGCCGTCTATTAAAGTCATCGTATAGAGTTGTCTTAAATGACTTATACGTCTCTTTTATGATGTTGATAGTAGCACCAGTTTCAACGGTGGAACATAGATAGACGATGAAGTCTATGCTGCTCCACGTCTTGGCGGATCTTGAACTGCCCTCTAAAATTACCCCTCGCTTGCCTTCTTTAAGTGACTTATGAAGAAATGAAAGATTAGGGTTAATGATATGCTTTGCCACCTATTCTTCTTCGTCTTTATCGAGCGGAAACAATTCCGCCACCTGCTTCCTGTTATCGTTTAAATTGATCTCAGACGCTTCTTTTAATCCGAGGTGTCTGGATACTATATTTGAATTAAAATAGCCTGAAATTGCACCAGATAGCTTCTGCGAGTAGATTACTTCCTCAATCTGTGCTATTACCGAACTAAAATCTTGTTCTTTTGCTCTTTCCTGATTTTTAAAATTCCTGAAATAAGCTGAATTACACCCAAGATAAATGCATAAACCCTCAAGTAAAAAAGGCTTTTTAATTGGCACTTGAACCATTTCAACACTTGAAATACCCCCACCTTGTGAAACTACCATAGGCTTAATCTCATAATCAGGATTATCTATTACCCATTGAAAGTATTCACATGCCGCCTCCCACATCAACTCAGGTGTGGCAAATAGCCTATCCCTGCCATGCTTGCTCCTCAACTTCCAGAACTCGTTCCCAATATTTGCTGCCATATCAATTCAAAAATATTAACCAGCCATTTTGATACTGAATGGCCATGACTTCACGGTCAATTTGTTCATAGTACCACTGGCGATATTTCAGGTAGTTATTTGACAATGCGTGAAAAGTTATCTAGCCATACAACAAGAAAAACCAAAAGCAGTTCATACCATAGATGTTTATAGTAGGCTAATGCAAGGATAAGCCCCACAAAAATGAGGCAAATGGTTATGTTTGCTATTAGGATATATTTATTCATGTCAACACAAATTTAATAAATTAAGGCGTTCTGCGGTCAATATGTGGCGTAAATCCTACCTCATGGCTCCAGATTACCACAGTGCCAAGGATTAGCACCATAAAGAGAATATCGGTCTTTGGCCGCTCTGATTTTACTGGCTTAGTTGGTGTCATTTTTGGTGAGCATCCGGATAATAGTAGGATAATGAGTAGCTTTTTCATTTTTCAGGTTCGGTTATCTGATCCATGTTAAGTTCTTCCGCTTCTTTGATGATCCGGTCGAGTTTTCGGAGTTTCGATTTAATCAATCGGGTTTCAATTTCAAGTTCTTTGCTTTTTTCGATAACGAGTTGAAGTTGTTTTTCGAAGGTTGCTTTTTGGTCGTGTAGATTCATATTTTATTGCAAAGTTTAAGTAATTTTTCATTCAATCTTTTTGCCTCATTTATAAGCCTTTCATGCTCCTCTTTCTGCTTGCCTTTATTCAGGCATTTAATCCGGTGGCGGATGCCCTGGTATTGCTGGTAAAGGCTGATGTATTCAGATTGATATTGAGTATTCATATTACTTTCATAAAAGTAAATGATTGTGATTTATTAAATAAAGTAAAAGTTATCTGAAAATATCCTTTATGCTGATGAATTGTTATTGAAGGCAACAAACAAAAACCTCCGGCAAATCCCGATCCATGTGTATCAATAAAAAGCGAATATTTCTTACTTAAATTGATATGTTTTACTTTCATAAATTCATATATTTATCAATGGCATACTTAGCCTCATCAAAACCGAAGCACATACAGGCAAAATAGCCTTTATTGTTTAAGTTGTAAATAGTTTGAATCTGATCTTCGATATGTTTTGTTTTTGGCAGTCCTTTTTTATTCAAAGGATATTCAGCTTTCAATTCGATTAAAAGACCATGCCATATTCCACGAGGTTCTAATATCCATAAGTCCGGCAACTTATTACCTGAACGCATCTTTTTAGCTTTAACAGCTTGGCCGATAGTCATCTTTATTCCACTTGCCTCACTGGTCCATATCAGATCAGGATATTGGAGTTTGAGATATTGGCAAACACTGATTTGAAGCGATTCTTCTTTCTTCATACCGAATGTATTTTTTCACTTTCTATGTCAATTCCTAAACATTTACAAGAATCCTCAAAAGCAATCCAATAAGATCTTAATTCAGGCTCAAGATTAGGATTATCTATATCTAATTGTGATGCTGATTCCGGGTGTTTTTTGTTGTAAGCAATTGTAGCTAATACAAGTGATTCAAATTTTTCCTTCATTTGTTCAATAATTCAGGGTTGGCTTTAATTTTCTTTTTGGCATTCTCCCAAAATAATTCTTGTAAGCGGTGGGTATATCTGGCTAATTGCTTCATCGTTGTTGCTTTATCTGATATGCCTAATTCAAAGTCATTCAAAAGACCTTCACAAAAGTTTTCCGCATCGGATACCGTGTTAATATCATCTGCTTTCATGCCAGTTCCTTTACAGGTTCTTTATATTTCAAAACTTGCTTCAATGCCTTGCGGATCAATTCGGACTTTGTCATCCGGTTATCTTTGGCTTTTCTGACCAAAAACTGATCAAAATGCTCGTCCGTTCTGATGATGATTACTACGTTTTTCATACCACAAAATTACATATATACAAGTCGTAATCAATATATTTATAAAAAATATTATCAAAATATTTTACATTTATTTTTAGTCATGCTTGCATTGTATTATAAAAAAGATATACATTTGTCTTAACAAAACGAAAAAACAATATGAAAAACTTAATCTTAACAGCAAACGAAGGTTTAAAAACAAAATTTGATGCCAAAAACATTAAATTTAAAAAAACATTTAAAGCCGCTGAAAAGGCAGGTGTTGATTTGAATAACACAAATTTATTTTTTAAAAAAGATGGAGTTATTTGGAAGGTATCTGTTATATCTGGAAAATATTCTAAAAAATTAGGCGGTCATTATTTTGAAAGTTTTTCATTAATACCTTGGTTAATATTAAAAAAATAAGATATGTATAAGCACATCCAAGAACCCATCAAAGCCAACGGCAAAACTTCAATCGAAGTTCCTATATTCGATATGGAAGGAGATAAGATAGGCACTGACAAAGTATTTTATGAGTTCGAAGAATTGATAGATGACAATGGTCATCACTTCGAAGCATTCATTTTGAATCATCTCCTATTCTGTGAAGTAGAAGATGTTTACCAGATGATCAAAGAGATGCATGGAGTTAAAAGAATTGATAAATTTAACTATAAAATGTAATATGAAAATAAGCGAAACACTGCCGTTGAATAAATGGCCAATTGAAAAACTATTGATGTTGCAAATCATCGTTGATACGTGCATCGAGCATAAGTTTATCCCTGAAAAAGAAAACTGGCAGGAGTCTATTGTTGAAATCAATGCCACATTGAAATCAGCGATTAAAGATGCGCAACATGAATTAAGTCAATTACCTTTTAATTACTAAACA